GTTTTAAGCATGCCGCCGGCAACTTCAAAAACACGCCCGCTGTAACGACTTTCAACATTCATACCTAAATCCATTAGATCTTCATAGGCTGTAAGAGCGCGATTAGATATATCTTCTAATTCTAAATCAGCCTTGTCGCCTAGTCCTTTAACTTTAGGTAAAGCAGTAGCTATTTTGTCAAAATCTTCTATGTCACGAAAACTATCTTCGTGAGCAAGTTCTTGTTTGGCCTGTGCTTTTTCTTGTTCTTCTGCTTGTTTGATGATTTCTTTAGAATCTTCCATATTAAGCAAATCTTCTAGTTTCTTAGTCATAATCGCCTACCATTAAATGCTAATATTATTTATCGTCTTTTGCCATTATGAAAGATGTCTTGCTCTGTAATTATCCTAAAGAATATACCTTTTTGTTTGCAATATGCTCTTGCAGCTTCCCATTTAGCTTGGTTAATAACCCATGCAGCTTGATTGTGTCTGCTGCGACCCAGTTTTTCTTTTACAGTTTGATTTTGTGGTTTAACTTCAATTAATTCCACACGTTGTTTGCTATTTTTATCTGCATATGCAATAAAAAAATCTGGAACATATATAGTATGTCTTCCGGTTAGGGGATTTCTATATGGTATTTTTATAGCCTCCGACGCCCACTTTTCCACACTAGGGTGTTCGTCGCAAAACTTCATGAAAGTAAATTCCCAACTGCTTCTATAAGTAGGCGTTTTTGTTCCTACATATTTTTCAGGATTTTTTAGACTAAATTTTCCTTGTGCAAATCTACCCATATCATATTATAATGTTGCGTTGTTCGGTTTTTTGAAACTTAGATTCTATTTTAAAGCCAAGTGTACTAATTTTTTCTCGATTGTAATTTAGAACATTAGCTACTACATTGCTTAATTGAACATCAGTAAAACCTTTTAATGTGTCCAATAGTTCAAACACATTTAGATTGTCAATTTTTGCTTGTTGCAACAATGCAGTGCCTACAGCTATGGAACTGGTTTTTTCAAAGCCTCTATTTTCAAAATATCCTATTACAGCGTCTACTTGATTAGAGGGATATGATATACGCTGTGTTAAATATTGATTGAAAAATTCTTTTACTTCATCTGCACTATCAGTCGAATTTTGTTTAGGTAGATTTATTGACATTTTATGTATTTCCTAGTGGATTTTTTTGGCTAGCAACAGTAATTGTATTGCCTTGACCATTTTCTTTAAAATTTGTAATAACATTATTAGCAATGCCAAGTAATTTTGCATTGCCGTTTGCAATTTGTTGCTCTACACTGTCTTTAATAGCATTTTGTTCTCTTGGGCCTAATGTGTCATAAGCAGTTAGCGCATTTGATTCACCTAAATTAAACCCGGCAACATTTCCTGTAACTGCTCCAATTGCCAATGCTTTTCTAGACACTGCATCTTTTAATGTTGGAGTGCGATCTAACTCGTCCTGCACTTGGTCAACAGTTAAAGGTTTATTACTTTTTTGTGTTGATAGTGCTACTGCTGCTGTAGATTGACTGCCGTTACCGCCACTTTTTGGAAAACTAGCATTTGCTAATCCGCTTACATTTGTGCCTGTAGCAGTCCTTATCGTGCTGCCAGCAACTTGAAATGCTTCATTCCTCAAACCTTCTCTGGTAAGATTTCTTGCATTGTCTATGGTACGTGCAGCCGTTAGTATGGTACCAAGATCTGCTTGACCAGACGCTATGTCACCTAAAACACTAGATCCTCCAGCTAACACTCCTGCACTGCCAAATAAACTTGTTGCACTACCTGCAGATATAGGACTAGGTGCAGCATCATAGTGTTCAGTAGCAAATCCTTTTGGTGCATTTCCTTCTTCTACAGGTCCATCTGCATAAAATACACTTTCATATGCTATAGTCATTGTATTTTGTACAGGTTCAGCTGCGGCTGCATAGTCTAAACTATCATGTTGCCAAGACTCTACAATAGGATTTACCAAAGTCATTGTTAGATATTGATGTCTAGCCATCTGACTGATTTGTATACTTGTAAAAAATGGTTCGTATTGATCATTATCTAAACCAAATCTATCTGAATTTGCAATTTCACCCTTGTAAGCATTAAATCTATCATACGGGCGAGCTGTTTGATTTGGTTTACCAGCGCCGTCTCGGCTGCCATACGTGCCGTCTCTATAATAGTATTGATAGTAGGCTGTCCATAATTGTGTTGTTAACCCCATGTTGTCGTCATGAAATGTAAGTGTGACAGGGCCATAATCAATACGTGTTTGAATGTTCTTTTTACGATTATATTTGTTTTTTGTTTCAATTGTTATATCAAATTTAGGCAAAACAACTGCTTTTACCAGCATGTTTATTTCATTACTGTGTCTGCTGCTCCACCCTGGTAAAATTCTGTTCACAAGGTTTTCATTTATATTCAATGTTGCATGATATAAAAATTTATTTTTTGGCGCTAGACGAAAATTGTCGTCTGTATACAATCTAGCAGCATGAGCATAGTCCGCCATGTTGCCTTTTGGTGATAACGCACCGTTTACTAAGTTGTCAAAAAATCCGTTGAATATACTTGCCATAGTAATATTTATCCGATAAGATAAAGTGCGTATATAAAGAAAAAGGGAGCAAAGCTCCCTAATTCTGTTGACATATTAATTAGTTTAACTGTTAGCTTGTGCCAGTAGTAGATGGTATTGTAGCAATACTTCTGCCAATAGCAGTACCAACACCGCCGCCACCTACACCTTGTGTCTGGATTGCGTTGTCATACTTGATACTTAGTGCAACAGTTACTGGCTCATTAGCACTATATGCTAATGAATTATAGTTTGCACTTTCTAAGTAACAACCGTATAGCTCAAAAGTTTCTAATACTTCCGGTGCAAAGTTACCGTTACCACCGTCTAAAATTTCTATTCTAGTTACAAACTTGTAGTCGATACCTGATGCTGCACTTGACTGTTCCATAAAGTCGAACTGTCTTTGTAGTTGTTCACCAACTAGTTTCTGCACTGCACCTGTTGCATCGTCACGCAAGTTAAGTGTAATAGCTTCCCAGGTATGTTTACCTGCAAGATAAACTCTTGAGTTGTATACGTCAACAGTCATTGTCTCGAAGCTAACGTTTGGTCTAGTAACATCTACCACTTGTTTTGTAAGTTCTGTTACTTCACCTGCGCTTACACCAAAGTTTTCCAAACTCACTCTAAAGCGATATTGGAGTTTTGGCATGAGCAACCCCTGTGTGTTGTTGCTCGCATCCGAAGCCAATGGAACTGTGATTTTTGATAATGATGAAATAGCCATTTAATTTGCTCCTAATTTGTTATAAGTATTTATCAATTTACAGTCCTGCTATTTCACCGGTATTTTTCAAACGCAGTGGAATGTAAATAAATTCAACTGCTTTTACTGGTTCAATTGCAATATCCAAATATAGTTCGTTACGATCTATACGTGCTGGTGTGTTGTTGCTTTCGTCACATACAACTAAGAAGTCATATAGTGCTCTAGCACCCACTAGCTCAAGCATTAAACTCTCTGCTGCCTGTTTGATTTGATCACGTGTAATCTTATCGTTTGGCTCAAAGATATATGGCTTAGCCAACTTATTCAACTGTGAACGTAGGAAGATTACAAGTCTTGCAACGTTGATTCTATCAAGTGAACTTGCACCTCTAGCTCGTGTTTTTTGACCGTATGCAACTAACCCTGCACCATTAATAAATGTAATCGGGTTAACATTAACAGCATACAGTGTATCACGCTGTCCTTCGTTAAGTGCAACACTTACAAATTCGCCTTCAGCATCAATATAACCTGTCGCTGTTGCGTTTGTAATGCCGCCACGTCTTGTTCCTGCCGGAGCAAACCATGGGAAGCTAACCTGATCACTTAGCGCAATAGTACGTAGCATCATGTGACTTGGCGGTACAACTACGTTGTTTCCTGCGTTATCACTGGTGAATCCTGCAGGATAAAAGATTCCTAAGTACTCGTCTCTGCTCACCAGTCCTTGATCATTATCTTCTACTGCAAGGTTAACGTTTTGTCCCCATTCGTTTAATGCCGTAGCATTTGATTCTAATCTGAATGGACTGTCGCCTACAATAAATGCACTCAAATCTCTATCATAATTTAGGCTTACCATTTCTCCAATTAGTTCAGGATAACCTGGTGTAGCCATTAAATTAAAGATACGTGATTCATTGTCGCGTATGTCTTCATTGCTGTTGACTAAAGCCTGTAGTGCTTGAACCACAACTTTACGCTGTGCTTTACGACCAAATGATCCGCTACCGTCTTCTTGGTTTCCAGACTCAGTAACCCAACGGTGTGGGTAATAATTAGTCATGGCTTCGTCATTGTAACGACCATTATCAGCTGTTACGTCTATGTAGTTGCGCACAAACTTTCTTACATTAAATCCGCTGCGTCTTAGGTTCCAAAGCAGCATACCTTGTGGGTATAGTGCAGGATCTGGAGCATCTGGATCTAAAAAGTCGCTTTCTGCAAGTTCTTCGATAGTGGCTTCATCTGCTGTTAGCCCGTCTGTGTTATAACGTGCGTCAGCAAACAAAATACCATCTTCAGTGGTTTGGTCGCCTTTGTCAATTAGTATCCATTCTTGCAAATCGTTGTTCCAACGTCTAATAATTGGGAAGTTTTCTAAATCTTCAGTGCTTACCCAAATATCATTTGCTGTTGGACTGTTTGGTTCTGTAGCTGCTACAGTAACTTCTGCATCTGAACCATATACATTTTTAATGCCGTCCCACTTTGTTCCATCATGTACCAAAATGTCAACTTCGTCAACCACCGAACTGTACCATAGTGTACCATCTTCTGCTAGTGCAGTAGGTGCATCGTCTGATGCTTCGTATGATAGAACTTTCCAATTTGTAGCAACAAATTCATTATCGCTATCACCTGTTGGTGCAGTGTAAAGATTTGTTGTACTAGCACTAAATCCTAGCAATGTTAAAGGACTTGTTCCTGTTCCATTGTCTAAGCGGAAATCACCGCCTTTGGTATGACTTATTACAAGTCTGTTTAAACTATCAACTTCTGCTACAATATTTGTAAATCCTGCAGAGTTAATTGCATCTGCAATGCCGTCTGCATCGCTTGTTGCTGCTGTAGTTGTTGTGTAGCTAACTTCAATTGCATCTGCTAAACTTGGACTATCGATAACACTTTCACTAATACTAAATGTATACTCTGTGCTGTCTGCTAGTGTGCTTGCTGTTACTGCTGTGCCTGTAATAGCAGTTGCGCCTGAATTTTCTCTGCGGAAAATCTTAAATGTTGCTTTCTTTGCATCTTCTTCTAAAATATTGCTTTGAACATATAGATCGCCTACTGCAAGATTTGCGCCGCCGCCTACTCTGTCTAACCAATAAAGTGCTGTGGTGTTGTCAGCATAAATTGGAGCAGGAACTAGATCCCATAGTTCTGTCTCTGCATTCCACTCTTTAACTCTGTAACGAGCACCTAAGTTAGGCTCAGTTGTTTTTAGCCAAACACTGCCTGTTGGACGCGGTGTTGTTGCACTTGATTTCCACTGAGGAACACTAGTGTGTGGATCAATTGCTAGTGCAGGTACAGCAAATGTTCCAACTGTAAGACCAAGATCTTCTGCAAGTCCTGTTCCTTCACCGATTGTAATATCAACTGCTGTGCTGTAAATTTCTAATGCACCATCAACTGATGCTGCACTAATACCTGCTGCAATCATGTTAGCATCGCCATTGATTACATCAACTATTTCGGACAGTGTAGTTCCGCTTCCTGTAATGGTGTTACCATTTATAGTCATTGTTGCACCGTCTTCAATAGTTCCGACTGTGCTGATAATTGTTGCATGACTTGCTACCCATGCACTGCTGCCTACTTCTACCCAGTCGCCGCTTGCATTCTTGTACCAAATTTTGTTTGTAGTAGTAACTGCAACCACTGCATAATCGCCAATAGCACCAACTGACCCTTTAGGAGTATAATCGCCGCCGTCGAAATCTGCTACTTTAGTTGTGCTAGTGATTACAATTGGTTCTACATTAGTAAAACTTTGTCCGCCTGCTGTAGTAGGCGCAGAACCGTCCCATTCAAAAATTCCGTAATTGGTGCTGGCTGTGTCAAACCAATATGCACCGTCTGCTGGATTTGCTGCTGGAGCATCTGCTGTTGCTTGCAGTGCGCCTAAGTCAATATCTGCTCTTACAACAAAAGCTCTATTGCTTACGCCTAATAGCGAGTATGCAGCTTGTAAACCATATTCATTAAGCTCACCGCCATGAATTGGGTTGTTGTTATTATCTGTGTAAAAAATTGGATCGCCAAATGTTTCAGTCAAATCGCGCTGTGAAGTAAGTAAAAATGCCCTACCTGCATTTGCTGCCGTTGTTCCCGGAGCAATTCCTGTGCCAGCGCCATTAGTTTTGTTTTCGGCGGAGGCAACGAAAATCATTGGAACTGTACCTGGTTCTGCCGGTGTATAAAAACTTTCGTCTACTACGGTAACCTGTACGCCTGGTGATGTTAGTGCCATGTTATTTCTCCTATTATAATATGGGTGTTCATTACTATTATTTAGCACATACGCTGTAAATCATATTGTTAAACACCACTAAAAAGGTACCAAAAAGGTGAGATAAATACGATATGAGACCATTATGCACATGCGGGCAAAGACCTGCTGCAATAAATTACAAAAAAAATGGTAGGACTTACTATCGTAAATTATGCGAGCGTTGTTTACGCAACGGTGTAGGTCACGGCATTCCTAAGTGGAAACAAAGAGGGTATGAAAAAAGGAACTTTTGCGAAAAGTGCGGATTTAAATCTAAACACTCAGAGCAGTTTAATGTTTTTCATATAGACGGCGATCTAAACAACTGCCGTCCTAACAACTTAAAAACAATATGTGCTAATTGTCAACGTATTATACAAAAGGACGGGGTGCGTTGGCGTCAAGGTGACTTAGTCCCTGATTTTTAAAGATAGTGCGTATCAAAGTATCTACGTTTTTCTTTAATCTTGTAAGGTCGCCATTGTTGTCAATTGTATAATCGCACATCCACTGTTCAATGGTCATACTACTTACAGGCTCCAAGTGACAATGATCTGATCTATCTACCCAAATAGCATAATCAAAAATTTCTTCGTTTTGCATTGCAAAAAATTCACGCTTGTTACGCAAACCACAATAGATATCGTGTTCTGAAAACAAATTGCGTCCAAGACGTGCAAGATCATCTTTGCAATAATCGTGAATTAAATTGTACCATTCACTGCGGCGATTGTGACGATCAGCATAACATTCTTCCTCGTTGGCATAACCGTACTTGTCTTTTAGCTCATCAAAGATAAACAGCTCTGAACAAAATTTGGATGATGATTGGAATGTATAACCATATGCTTCTAACATCTCGCACACAGTATCTTTGCCATGACGGCCATGGCCGACAACTAATAATTTGGGTAACATACAAACTCCTAAGATTATTTGTATATTATAGCATCTTAATATTACTTGTCAAGAATTTTTTAGCCGATAGTAAAGCCGTAGCCGGTGCCACCTGGAATTTGAAGTGAAACATCTGATTCAAGTTTTTCCATTTCGGCTTGTGCTTCAGCTTTTAGTGCGTCACCGTTGAGTGCTGAACCGCCTTGTGGACCTGCAATAGTAGCAAACTTTGAACGTGCTTCGCCTAGCATATACTTACAGCTAGCAAGGGTATAATCTTTGATCCACTGTATTGCTAGATAATCAGACAGTAGTTGGCTATCTGGACGATAGTTGTAGACATATAGTAACAACTCTTCTTCTGTGCGAGGACGCTGAAGTAGTGTTAACTTTTTAGTAGTAGAATTCCACTTAAACTCAATATACGAGCCAAACATTCTACCTACTAGTTCTTGGTGTTGTGCAAACATGTCATATGTTGCAAGTCCTCCCATGTTAGAGCTTGCTAATAGATATGTGTTTGTGTAGGCTAAGTTAAACGGTTCGAACAATGTGCCGCCATCGCCGCCACCTGATCTCGATCCAATACTGCGTCGGAATAACTTTCTTACTTCTACAATTTCGTTTGGTAATGTATATTCGTTTTGATCTTCGACTGTTGGCAAAAATACATAACTTTCTTCAACTGAATTATCTGAACGCTGTCTAAACTTTGTTAATGCTTTTTTAAGTGCAGTTTCGTAATGAACTGGATCTA